TATAAATAGCTATGGTAATTTACCCTTACAAACAAAAGGAGTGATATGAAAAAAACAAACGAAAGAATCTTTAAACAACATTCAGCTTTGGTTGATGTTATTCAGTGGTTGGATAGTAATGGCCACAGCGATAAACCAATTAGAGAAACTGTTGATAAGGTTCTTAATGGTTCAACGTGGAACCAATTAGAAGAAGATTCAAACAGAGAAATTGAACTTGTTCAAATTAAAAAAAGAGCAGGTCTGTAATGGATTTAGTAGTATCAAAAAAGAATGTTTACGGGGTGGAGCGTGTCTACCCCGTTTGCAATAAGGCGAAACTATTCGCCACGATATCGGGCAACAAAACCCTATTGCCTGAAGTTATCGAACTAATAAAAAAGTTAGGGTATAATCTAACAACTAAACAAGAGGAGATATAATATGTGGTATGTGGTTAAGTGGGTACTACTTGGGTTATGTTCAGCAATGGGCTTGGCATTAATTCCAACGATGCCCGCAACAGGATGCATCCTTGCATTCGGTTGCTTTATCGTATTGGCTCTAGATATAGCGAGGCAATTCGTATGAAAATAAACTATCCAAAGGTAGCGGAACACTTAGGTGTTCCGTTGCGAGGTAATGAGACTTTCACGGAACTTCTAGAAATAGAAAAGCAAGTGAAGGAACACAAAGAGCGACTAGCTGAGATGAATGCAAACATTCAGCGAGTCGATGCCCAAGTTAAGGGGGTAAAAAAATGGTAGAGACAATTAGAGAGTTCTTATTAAGAGGCGAAAAAGAAGAGCGTTTTTTAATAAAAGATGTTGCGGATCACGGGTGCAGTGGTGGAACAATATCGGAGTTAATCTATTACGATGACACCGAAAAATTCCACGATGAACACGAAGACGAAATATGGAGCGAGATCCAGTACGCTTGTGATTGTACTGGGGAATATCCGCTTCAATGGGTTCAACATTTAAATGGTGGTAAAGATGTCGATAGTATCAAGACTCTTAAGAATCTTTTAAGTTGGTGGATCTGTGAAGTTAAAGCACAAGAGATAGTGTATCAAGATCGAGAACAGAAGACCGCATAACAACCAACCCCGAGCCGATCAAATCGGCTCGGGGTTTTCTTTTTTTTATTTTTTTTTGGGTGGGTGGGCCCGTAGGGCACAAGCTGAGGTTGTATGCAAGCATTGCAATACTCGCGAGGCGCGAATCGGTTTTGGTGGTGGGGGGTGGGTGGGCCCGAAGGGCACAAGCACAACTCACAGTTGTGTGACAATATGCTCCTATATTATCCCATAATAATGCTTGACCTACTATATGTAGTGTATGCAGAAATTAGATATGCGGTTCGCGAATAGGGGTTAGTTCTTAACGCCTATTAATTTGTTTTGAATTAGCTGCCAGTCATTAGCGGCTAGCGGCTTAACTTCTCTATGATCTAACAATAGACCTTCAATAGATTTACTTTCATAAAGTTTTATTGATGAGGGAAGGCCCTTCGGGGCGTGTTGTAATAACAAAAAATTACGCTTTGATTTTTGGGTGTGGAATAGTATCTGGTGAGGTGAAAATCTAACTTTTTTTGTAGTAGTATATTTTAACTCAACCATAAAAAAACCGCATAAATCATTATAACAAAGTACATCAGGCACGCCAAAATTGACGGCTGTTTCAATTCTCGTATGCTGTATTAAAGGGGTATTTTTTTTAAATTTTTGATATAATTTTTTTTCGGGTTTCAACGTACACTTGTGTATACGTTGAACCCGTTGAAGTCAATATTTAAGCGACTTCCTCAGTCAATAATAAGGGGCTTTCATACCTTACAATTGAATAAGTGTTATTTTTATCATCATTAATTAATTGATAGCCCTTAAGTTTATCATTAATAACATCAAGATCTTTACTTGACGCGACTATATCATAAGAGTTTTCAATATTAGAATAATGACGCTCTTTTAATATTAAATACATCATATTAATTATACCTCTCATTTGTTATTTGTAGCGCCTTAGTTTTATTCCAGACAATACCAACACCAGATAAAACCTTCTCAAGTACGACATTTAATTGCTCAGGGACGCCGCATTCAAAAACTGAATTAATCGCGCTTTGTTTATACAATTCAAGTTCTTTGATCTTCTTACCTTCAGGGGTTTTTTCGGCCTCTTTTTCGGCCAAAAATTGCGCCCATTCTCTAATTTGATCTCGGCAATCTTCAGGCGTTATACCTCTATTATGATTTGATCTATAATAGCTGTCGCGATCTTTTTTATCAAATTTCCAACTTAATTTGTTTTTAAGTTCTTTATTTGATATTTTGCCAAAAAACGTTTGGGCCTTACGCTGTTTAATTTCTAGTTCTTGAATTGCTTTTTCAAGTTCTTTTATAACAACATCAGCTTTTATTTTTTTAGCTAGTTTTAGTTCAGCGCCTTCAGTAAGATCAGCAATAATAGATTTAACGCTTAAACGCGCTTGATCTATTAAAGGATCTATTTCCTGATTGATACGCTTTTTTAAATGTTCCAACTGATACTTAGTCGGATATGTCGCTTTACTCATATATTAACCTCACTTTGTTATTTTTATTTTTAAGTATTGACATAATAGACTTATACTATTATATGGGATTATATGTCAATAGAGAATTTTAAAAAAGAATTTATTAAATATGGCGTTGAAAATGGCCATATTAAAAAACCAAAAAGACCTAAAAAAGACAATTCAAAAAAAGGTGATATATTTCTTAATTGCCGTTGCTGCGGTATTTTAATAAGGCCTGATTGGTATTCTCAAATAGATAAGCGTTATTGCGCTGATTGTTTTTAATTATGAAAAAAGAATTTTTAACAAATAAAGAAAACTGCACTGATAATATTTATTATATGCAAGATGATGAGGATTTAATTATTACAATTGATACTTATGCGATGGAATTAGAGGCAAAACACAAATTAAAAAAACTATATCCAAAATATAAAATTAAAACGGCTTATATTACATAATGAAATTATACAAATCAAAAAAATTATTGAATATAGATAACAACGCCAAAACAATTAAAGGCCAAAAATACAAATATATGACCGCGATTTTATACTTAGCCCCCGCGCGCACTAGCGGCTATAATGTATGTCCACTTGCTAGCGCGGGTTGTATGGCTAGCTGTTTAAATACAGCAGGGCGCGGGCAAATGGGATCAGTACAATTAGGGCGTATCAATAAAACAAAATGGTATTTTTTAGAGCGTGAAAGTTTTTTAGATCAATTAAGAATAGAAATCAAAAGACATATTTTAAGATGTAAAAAAAACGGGTTCAAGCCCGCAATACGTTTAAATGGTACTAGTGACATCGATTGGAATATACACGGGTTATATAATGAATTTCCAAAAGTTAAATTTTATGACTACACCAAAATATATAAACGGGCTTTTAAATATGTTAATGGTGAATATCCTAAAAATTACCATTTAACATATTCATTAAATGAGGATAACAAGCAACAAGCATTAGATATATTAAAACGGGGTGGGAATATTTCAGCGGTTTTTAGATCAAAAAAGCTGCCAAAAAAATTTTTAAATTATAAAGTTTTTAATGGTGATAAATCGGATCTACGTTTTAATGATCCAAAAAATGTCATTGTAGGTCTATACGCTAAAGGGCGGGCGTTAAAAGATCAGACTGGATTTGTGCAAGATGTATAATATATTTTACGAGCATTACAAAAAAAGAGACGGGGCTATATATAAAGATTTAGCATATTATAAACATAAAGATCGTATTAAAATGTTAAATGAATTTATATTGCATTGTATGGATTCAACAGAACGAATAACAAGCAATAAAAAATTATATAAACAATATAAAAGTTTAATTAAAGCTAATAAACAAGCGATCAGGTTTTATTGTAAGTTAAAAAAATTCTGTAATAAAAATAAACATATTAAAGGATTTGTGCAAGATGTTTAATTTTGTGCGAATAAAGGGTGCTATTTTCGAGATGTCGAATGTTGGTGTTGCAACGTGGAAATAGCCCCTTTAAAACTAACAAGCGAGCGAGCGAGCGAGCAGAAGGGATAATATGAAAAAATATAGAGTATCATTAGAAGTAGATAAAGAATGGGTTAAGAATTTTGACTTGACCTTTGATGCAGCTGACGAGCAAGACGCAGAGGCGCAAGCTATGGTAGAAGTTAAAATGAATCTTGGAGATTACATAACAGCGTATGCAGATGAAGAGGGGGACGAGTGAATATAACACAATTAGAAAAAGAAATAATAAGGGTATTAAAAATTAATGAAAATGTAGATTGGGATTTTTCAGATATACCACCAAAAGAAGAGTTTAAAGAATTACAAATATTCATTAAGCGATTGTTTAAAGAATATAGGGGGCAGGAATGACACAACGAGATGATGGACACGACTATCGAGATAGTAAGAATAGAGCAGAGGCATACGAGCGCAAGCAGAAGTATGAGGCCATAATTGATATGGTTATAAGGTGGTTAGATTCAAATATAGATGATTGGGAGGATGATAAAACAAAATATGTTTTGGATTCTGAAGATAAAAAACAAATGATTAAAAAAAATGCTGTTGCTGATGATAGTAGAGATTTAAAAGAAAAAATAGAATTAGCATTAGATCCAAGCACAACCAAAAGACAGATAGAGGACGGGAATCTATAACATAATTATCTGGACATATACGATATATTACGATAAGAGCACAAGCTATGGGTTTACCTAAAAAACTAACAGAACGACAGATTAAATTTGCAGAATTGCTGGTATACAACGAGGGGCGCAAGAGCCCGAGCGAGTGTGCCTACGAGGCAGGGTACAAGACCAGACCAAGACAGGCTGCGAGCGAGCTACGTAATCCTAAAATTGCACCATTGGTTGTCAGATACATTGGTGAGTTACGAGCAGAGATACAGGAAAAATACGGCATCACATTTGAGAAACACATCGGGGAACTAGCGAAGCTGAGAGAGGACGCACGAGCGAAGGGCGCGTGGTCTGCAGCCATAAACGCAGAAATAGCTAGAGGTAAGGCAGGTGGTTTATATGTAGATCAAAAGCTAGTCTTATCTGGTAATCTGGATAATATGTCAGAAAAAGAATTAGAAGCTAAGATGAAACAAATCTTAGACGATCATAAAACTTTAATTAATATTACCCCAGAAGAAGAGATAGAAGAATCAATAGAACAAGCAAGCCCTGAT